GCTCATCTTCTTCATCACTGTGTAAGGAAATAAACCCACCCTGCCTATATCTTAACAAAGCTTGCGTACTGCTATCAACTAAGTCGTCATGTTCCATGTTAGGAAAACCAGCAAACTCTTCTATAACTTCTTCTGCCCACCTTGTCTCTGGCGCCCAAACGACTCCTGAGTGAAACAGATCAGATACAGCATTAACCCTGGAAATCTTATCGTTACCTCTGCTAGGCGTGTACTCTTGAACAGGAATGCCCATAGCTCTAAGTTCAAAAATCAACGGCATACCAGCAGCTTTCGCTTCTACTATAAACGCATCAGGGTTATATTCCCGATACTTTTCCATTGCTTTTGTTTTGAGTTCTGGAAACTCTAATCGTTCTTTGTAAGCATCCAGTAGGATTAGATTAGGGGCATAAGAGCCTTCCTCATCATCTTCTCTATAAAATACGCCCCAAGTCGTACATGCAGAATAGTCAGCCCTTTGATTCTTCATAAAAGCTGTATCCCAAGACTGGATGATAAACTCACATTGAGGAGGATTCCTCCCTTCCCATGTTCGCCACCAATCTCTTTTAACCAAAGCCCCTTCTTCTGAAGTAGGGTCTTGCTGATATTGAGCCATCCACTTACTATTAGGCAGTTCTGCTCTAAGCGCGGTTAGTTCTTCTAAACTCCAAAACTGTGACCACAATGGATTACCCGAAGGCAAAATAGCGGGCAACTCAATTACTTCCCATTGATCTGCACCACCTCTTTTAATGCTAGCATCCACAACTTGACCAGTAAGGTCTTTGTTGTGCCATCTAGTCATCACAACAACAATTGCGCCATTTGGCTGCAAACGCTGTCTTGGTCCAGAGGTGTACCACTCATAGGTACGATTGAATACATTGATGTCTGCGCTAGCGCCTTCTTGTTCTGAATGCGGGTCATCGATCACTAACAGATCGGCACCCTTACCAGTTACAGCACCGCCAACACCTATAGCGAAGTATTCTCCGCCTTTGTTCGTGTTCCATCTTCCCGCAGCCTTGCTATCTGCTTGCAAGCTAACATCTGGAAAGATTTCTTTAAAATCATTACTGTTTACAAGGTTCCTGACCTTCCTGCCGAAGCCTACAGCCAACTCAGCTGTATGAGCAGTCTGTATTATCTTCTTATCAGGGAAACGTCCTAGAAACCACGCAGGGAGCAAATAAGAGGCAAACTCACTCTTTGTGTGTCTTGGGGGCATATTGATGATTAAACGCTTTAGATCGCCTCTGGCGACCTTCTCGAACGCTTCAGCCATTATCTCATGGTGCTTACCATGTATAAAAGCAGCCCACATCTCATTAACAAAAGACATAAAGCTATCACCACATTGCTCTCTAACCTGTGACTTCTCGTATTCTTCTAATAAATCTAGGAACTCTTGCTTTTGCGCAGTTGGTAACTGCTGTATCTGCTTTAGTAGGTTCTTATTCATAACGTATATACCTAATAAGTAGATACCTTCTTTTTTAAAATCATTAGTAGGTACATACCAGGTTGGCACTTATTGGGTAGAAACTGGGTATTAAGTAGATACTGGGTATATCTACCCTTGGATTTTATCATTTTGCACGTCTTCACAAAAAAATCAAGCATATTTCGCAAATTTCACAAAAATATTACATGGGGGTGTATGGGACCCAGGGTATTTCCTACAAAAATCATAAATACAGCTTACTATAAATGCTATCATTTTGCAATAAGTAGGGGGGGTACATAAAAACTACTAATATCCTGTGCAAATCACTATGTATATATGGTAGTCAGGTACCCGCATGCGTGATTGGGGGGTGGGGTCGGGCTGGATCGGTGGGATTGGAGGCTGTTATGGGGATGGGTCGCGCACAAACGCAAGCGCACAAGGGATGGCGGTAATATTATTAACTGGTTACTCGTTCGATTCGGCTAGTAACTGCTCAAGCTTGGTCTCTATGTCTCTCTCGATCTCGTCGGTGTCTCTAGCTTTGCGCTCTTCTATTACATCGGAGAAAAGCGATACTGATTTACCTAGTAACTCCAACGCTCTAACTCTGCTCGCATCGCTGTCGCTCTCTTTGCTCTCTCGGTATAGCTGTTCTATAACGTAGTTGCGTGTTCGTAAGGATGACGCGGTTACGCTATGCTCTTTGCGCTCTATAGCCTTATGTAAGCTTAGGGCTATCTTAGGGTTCGCTATTAGCTTGCTAGCCTCTACCTCTACCCATTTGGGTATCTTGCCCGCCTTGGTTAGCGTAACGTCATAAACCTTCGCATATGCCTCCTTATAGCTTCCTAACTTGCCCTTCACTATCTCGTTAATGAATGCACGTTGTTTAATGGTCAGGTCAGGTTCTTTCGATACCAGTTTAAGATCGGGTTTTTCTTTGTCGCTCATACTGAACATTATTAACCAGTCCTTATGATTTTGTAATGCTCACATTCTGCTAGCGAATAAGTTGTGTTAAATGATGTGTTATATTATTATGTACTGTGATGTCCTCGAAGTAGGTCGGGCGGTCGATGCTAACGCAAGCCCCTAACCGAATCCGCATCGTTAAATAAAGTGGCGAGTTCTAGAGAGGTCTTAACTGGCGAGTGACAGAAACGCGGGGAAAGATTCAAGACTAGTAAATGGTTATCGGGGAACGTGTGCGCGAGATTGAATCGTTAGACAAACCAATCGAACAAACAAACTAAACGATAACGACTCCCTCCAGAGTCCATGAAATAACATGCTGAAGAGGTTCCCTTGGAATAGTCCAGGGGGATCAAGAAACTCAAAACGATTGGAGGATTATTATGAGTGCATATGTTGTAAACGCGGATCACATCGCGCAGTTGGTTTTACATGTTAAGAAGCGATCTGAAAAATTAAGGTCGTGCAATCTTTACGAATTGTATAACCCAGTCACTAAGAACAGACTCGATTTAGATGTAGATAGCTTTGAAGATATTGAGACTGCTATCGGGTTTTTCTTGGGTTGGGCGAATTGCAAATCGGTTGATTATCGATATGGCGAAGACGATCCAAAAGAGACTGCCGAATATGTCAATGAGATTGTTCAAGCGATCCGTTCTCGAAAGATGATCGATTTGGAATTATTTGAATTGATCAAGATGTGCGAATGTTTGGAATATCAATGTTGTGAGGTTGAGGATTATTACTCGACTGATCAGCATTTCTTGATTAACAGAATCAAAGATATTTTTATCGCCTGTTTAGTCGAAGAAGCCAAACAACGATCTAGCAAAGAGAATCCTACTCGATGGGAATTCGTTGCTTAAAGAATTGGGGGCGGAAACGCTCCCTTTTTTTTGTGTCTTTTTTTTTGTTTTTTGTTCTCAGATTTGGAGATCGCTGGATAGATAGTCTAGCAAGGTAGTCTCTTAAACCTACTGAAGAGCCTGTGAGACTCAGGCGAAATAAACTTTGTTTATCTAGGTGCTATCCAAGCGATAGCTAACTAACTTGTTTTAATTAATTGGAGGATTATATGAAACCAAGTAAAGCATTGCAGATTATGAAATCTGTTTTACGAGGCGGTAACTCGCCTTTTCTATTGGGTGGAACTGGTGTTGGTAAGTCGGCAATTGTCCGAGAACTGGCTGACGTTCTAGCTGATGGGAAAGAGATAGTTATCGACTCTATCAAGCCAACAAAAGATCAGTATGGATTTATTGATTTTAGATTGTCTTTGTATGAGTCGGTTGATCTTGGCGGGTTGCCCTACATTGATGACAATGGGATTCAAATGAGAGCATTCTTAGGCAATCTCCCGATACAGGGCGAAGGCTTATTGTTCTTTGATGAATATGCCCAAGCGCATAATTCTGTACAGGCTATCGTAGGTCAATTGATCTATGAGAAACGACTAGGCGAGTATGTCTTGCCGAAAGGTTGGAAGATAGTCTGCGCGGGTAATCGTGCAAGCGATAGAGCGGGATCAAATAAACTTCCCTCTCACGTTGTTGGCAGAACTAGCTTGATTAACTTTGAGCATGACACTAACGACTGGCTAGCATGGGCAGTGCGTAACGATGTGAATACCGACATTGTAGGATTCATCCAGTATCAGCCCGAATGGTTGAACGTGTTTGATCCTAAGTTGGTAACTCCTCAGCCAAGTCCTAGATCGTGGACAAGGTTGAGCGATACATTGAAGACCAGTCCATCAAAAGACCTATGGCAATCGATAGCGGAATGCGATATTGGCGAGACTGGAGCAATTGAATTCTGTTCTTTCGTTTCTCTCAAAGACGAGGTTCCCGATCTAGATGCGATTGTTCGAGGTGATGACGTTGAGGTTCCCGACAATATCGGGATTATGTACGCGACCATCGTTGCTCTCGTGACTGTCATCAAAGAGGCTACCGATCTGAAAGTTACTGAATACTTTGAGAATGCTCTAGCCTACGTTGATAAATTCTCTACTCCTGAGTATGGAATCTTTTTTGTTCGCTCTCTCGTTAACGCGAGATCAGAACTAAAAGAGACTTCCGCATTTTCTAACTTCAAAGTGAATAATCAGGATTTGGAGGTTTGATCGGAGATGGGGAGAAAATATTATTTACTAGTAGATAATATCTCTCCCCGATCCTTTTCTGATATTCGGATGTGTATCCGAACTGATGATTACAAAAGTATGAAATCAGAATTTTATCTAACTTAATTTGGAGGAATTATTATGGATAAGAAATTAACTAATACTCTATCTGAGAACTGCACGTTGGTTCGATTGACATCGAAACATCCGAGCGGAATCAAAAGAGATA